GTAATTGGGAAATTAATCTTCATCGGATTAAGTCCTCCTCCTCTTGGATTTGCTCAACGCTCATTGCGCCAATGCGGTTTAGGATTTCATAAACTTGAGCACGCTCTAATGCTGAACCTCTCAAGAAATCATCAATGTCAAATCGAACTTCAACGCCATTTGGAACAAAATCAGCAGCAGATAATCTTTGTTCTATAGGAGTTATTATATTTCTCAAACTAAAATCGATAAGGGCTTTGCGTTCCATAACAGTCGTGCTGTATGTCATGCTGGTAGTTTCAGCGGATAAGAATGATGCTGGAATACCAACTGCTCGTGCAATTTCAGTTGCAAGATATTGGCGTGCTTCATTTAATTGCAATTTTTGTGGATCAAAGCCAAGAGCGTTTAATTCAACATCAGCATTTAAGAATGCGGTTGCTCTTGTGTTTCTAGCAACCTTCCATGATTCCAAAAGTTTTGTAATTCGCTCTGGAGTAAGATTTGTGCCATTTGATTTTAACACCATTGTAGGAACTGGCTCTTTAGCGTATAATTCCGCAGCCTTTTCTAATTCTTGAGCAGCTCTTATTGTGCGACCGGCACGATTAAGCACGCCTTCATCTAAACCGCTAAATACAATTAAAGATCCGATACCTGATGCTGGAACATGCATTCCATCAACCATGTATGAAATAATTTCGGTTTGATTTGCATTTAAGTTATAAGTCACTCGATCAGGTGCAACTCTTGTCCACGCACGAACTCGACTATTGTCGGAAGCGGCATAGCTGTCAAGGACAATTCCATATCCGATTCCGTGGAATAATAAATCCTCACACAACCATGCATAAATTGCAGATCCGGCAATTCTTGGATCTGGTTGCATAATTACTCTTGGTGGATCTATATGTTCTTTTGTAAAATGATTATAAGTTTCTAAAGGTAGCGAACCAATTGTTGAGCAGATAATGTTTCTTGCTCTTGCAACAGATGGCACAGACATTGCTTGTTCTCTCGTTGCTGTTTGTGCGCCATAAAATAATCCGCCAACGGCTGATTGCAAATTGTAAGGAGTGTTGGCTGCTGCGACATCTACTGTTGGTGTGATTGCGTTATTTGTGATAAATCGGTCGAATAATCCCATTAGCACATAATATACCATAAATGCAATTTATCCGACTTGAATATCAATTTCCGTTTCTTGTTGTGTCGCAAAATAGGTTGCTAAAGCCGAAGCGACAGCTGCACATACTGCCACTCGACTTGCACGCCTTCCGATGATCCATGACCCATCCCCATAGGGCAGTTTTGCAGCGGAAAGTGTTTGTTGGGTCAGTTCGTCTTGACCCCCATGTTGTAATCGATGGGAATTGATTGCGCCCAACCACCGATCACAACTTTCAGCATATATCGCCCCATCCATATTTGTGCAGGAAAATCCTGCAGGAATTAGCCGACTTGCGACAGCTTGTGCAGTCCTTGCCGAATAAGCGATTGTCTGAACATTATATTTTCTTACATAAGGTGCAATGTCATTTGCAACCGCTAAATCATTTATTGAATAATCATTCGACCAAGTGTGCAATAAAACTAAATTAAACTTTTCTCCTGGTAATCGTTGAGTTGCAGTCAATGCCGCAAATTTTCTATCCGGCGATAAATCCAAGCCAAACCAAGTAGGTTGTTCAGGATCTAAAGGTATTGGTTCGGTCTGACACAATCCCCACTTTTGTGCATCGATTGCGCTGTTAATTGTATCTACCCATTGAGCCAAAACTTCGGTTCGCACAATATCTGGAGGATCATTAATAACTGCTTTTAAGTTATCTGGATGAATTGTGATTCCCAATGATGGATTGGCTTGAGCGAATGCACTCCAATTAATCTCGCCTGACGGAAGTAAGATAGGTGCATCGGGTTCAGCACTCCACTCAAACCAACCAATCGGATCGTTAGTCGTGGCTGACGCTAACGCCCTCTCACGCAATTTGTTTAGAATTACGGAATGCTGATCTCCGGCTGATGAATAAATCCAAACCTGCGGATTCTTAGCAGCCATCATTGAATAACGCATTGATGACCAAGCATCCTCATCCTTGTATTCTCTTAACTCATCAAGATGGATTGTTTCAGGTTTGCTCAAACCTCTAGCTGCATTGTTTGCAGCCTTTACAACAAATCGCCTGTTGCCAAATAATTCAATTTCCTCAGCACCATGTTGCCATCGGATTTTCTTTACTTCTTTTTCAAGTCTTGGATTTGTTTCAATTAAGCCAACGATCTGTCGAAAGGTTTCAAGTGATGTTGTAAGTCTATGAGCTGATGCAAGTTGTAATCCTTCCCCCCATACAAACATGCCGGTCAAGATCCGAAGCATCATAAGCGTGGACTTACCTTGCTGCCTTGCCATAATCAAACCTAGTTCGGAATGAGCCCACCTGCCATCCTCACGCACCTTATGACCATGAATGCAGACATACCGCTGCCATTCCATAAGGTTGATCGAAAGTTCGGTGGCGAGGTCAATCATGTCCTGACCTTTTGAAGGTAAATCAGTCAGTTTTGAATGAATTCGTGGAGTTTGCACACCTCCTAAACCTGAATAGGTCGGATCACTTAGGATCTCTCCTGTTTGTAAATTAATCAAAGCGATTCAATCTGATCGTGAGCGATCGAGGTGTTTTGTGGGTTAGAAAAGGAACGGGGGGTCGGTGGTGTCCTCGTGCTCACAAAAAACCGCCCACCCTTAGATAAATTACATCGGGAACAACTAGCAACAAGGTTGTCATCACTATCAAGACCACCAAGCTTTCTAGGTATTACATGATCCACAGTTGTAGCCTCTTGATTGCAATATTGACAAATGAATTGATCCCTGCGCAGCACACGACTGCGAATAGACCGCCAATGCCTTGTAGATCCGGTTGATCTTAGAGCTGACTTACTCAATACCATCCCTTAATCTTGTGATGAGCCAAAGCATTGCAAGGATTATCGTATCGTTTCTTTATGTATTTTAATTGCCAATCAATCTGTTTGTATCCATCAACTGTTGCTAACCATTTAGATTTACCTTGAGGAATACCATAATGACTACCATTCTTGGCTTTTGGATTCCATCTTGATTCTTTGAAATTCAATTCATCTAAACAGTAAAATTGATCTAAGTCATTAAGCTGTATAAAAGCCCATTGTCTGTAATGATTAGTTCTATCTATTGAAGCAAAAGAATAATCTTTTAATAAGCCTATGTTTAAGGCTATGAACAGAGGTATTACCAATCCAAACCTTGCGATCTTTCTGCTTCGCAGATCGCCCTTTCGCTCTGAAAGCGAATTTGCGTTTAAGGGTATCATACGATTCCTAATCCATCACCATAACCGCAGGTCAGACGGCAAGTCATAATCCTAATTCCCATTAATTCAATCCAAGTTTCATCGTATCCGGCAACACTCATATCGACATCCAACCTATGTATTGCGCATCAGGATTATCAAGTAGCCATTGCTCACGCAGCTTGTTTTGATAAGCCCAATTGATTTCATTGGTCATTTCGTCATGATTAGCGCACATGTATGGCACTCCTGATCTACAAACATCCAAGACCCGCATTTAGTGCATCTAATGACAGGCTCTTGAGTGTCAGTTGCTTCTGCTAGATTCTTTGTTCCAATGCAATTGCAACTCAAGCATTGATATACACGAAATCCATGAGCTGTGGAATAACCATCTAGCCAAATGAATTCAGTATTACCAGAGCAGCCATTGCACTTGAATTTAACCACCTTTACCAGCCCATCCACTTCCCTTAAAGATTGCCGGAACTGCTGAATAGACACGCCTTAATTCAGAGCCACATGCTTGACAAAAGGGAGTTTCGTGATCCATTGGCAGATCCAATACAATACTCACTCCCTTTCGATCACATTGATATTCGTAATTAGGCATGATACGGAATTCGATTGATTGCGTGGCAGTTATAACATCGAAGCAGATCGCCCTCATGAAGTAATCTGTCATCGTTGCATAAGTCGCAATATGTTGTTGATGGCTC